TGTTAGTACTGATGATGTTGATAGAAGTTGTGCTCCTCCGTTATATTCAAAGAATATAGTGTTTCCTGTATCATAAAACAGAATTTGCCAACCGTTTGTGAAAGTTCCTGCATCTCCACAAGCCACAATACCAGCCCATGCCGCGTGGGAGCCTGGAAGATATATCCAAGTTTGAATTGTAAAATCTGCTTCTAACTTAAACGCTGAGTTGTTCGGTGCGCTCAGGTAATCGCCGGTGCCATCAAAATACGCTGAACCTAAACTAGTCACTGTTGTTGAACTAGTAGTCATTGTGAATGGGCTTATTGAAACTGGTTTTGCTTGACCTGCACTTGTGATTGCAAAGTTATTAGTTGAGTTATCTTTTATAGTTGCATCTTGGCATGTTAATAAACTCGTATTTGCAATCGCAGTTAATGGTGTAGTACTTGGTGTGAAAGTAGATGTGTATAGCGC